AAAATCTTTATCAGAAGAAATTACAATAACTTCATTATTAGATAAATATTTAGCAAGTACTGCTACTATATCATCTCCTTCAGCTTGAGGATAATCTATTACATAAATATTTGATAATTTATCTTTAATATCATTTTTAAAATCATCAAATATAGGAAAAAACTTTTGAAAATCTATTTTTGAATTATCTCTTGCAGATTTTCTATTTGATTTGTAATACTTATAAATTCCATATCTCCAACTATTCTTTTGATCAAATGCTATAATTACCTTAGTAGGTGAAAACATTTTTATCTTGTCAAAGATATCATTAAGCATTTGATGTCTCCATAAGTAAAAGAATTCATTATCTTCTGGATTAGCATATATATCAGCAAATAAATTTTTAAATGCTATATTATTTCCATCAAATATTAATATCTTTTCTTTTTCTGGTAACTTCTCATTTCCACAAAGTTCTGCTAATTCATCAAGTAATTCCATAAACATTTTCCTTTATTCAAAACACATCTTCATATTTAGTTCCAATTTTCAATTTATCAATATATTTATTGACTAAATTTAATAATTCTTCATACTTTCCTTCAAAACCATAAACACTATAAGTAAATCTTTCTGATAAATTATATTTTAATCCATCATTTAATAGTAATAATAATTCTTCTCTTTCTTCAATTGTTAAATTCATTTATTAAAACCTATCAAATTCAAAATATTTCTTTCATATTCATCTTTTAATTCATTAGGTTTAATTTGATTATCAACTTTAAACTTTTCATTAATCTAACAATCTCATGATAATTGAATTCTATCGAAATTTTTTCATTATTTTCAATATCTTCTATCTGTTTTTTTCTAAATTTTTAATTTCTTCTTTTAATTTTTCAACTTTTGACAATGCCATTTACATTTTTCTTTCTATAAAATCAATATCTAACAAATTACCACCTTTTTTATCAGATACCTTGTTGAACACTTGAATGCGTTTTAATTCTTTCAAATCTTTAACTCTTAATAATCCATGTCGTAATTTTAATTCAACTTGTAATAATTTAGCTATAAAATATGCATCAACCACATTATCTTTTGGATTACCACTATTACTATCAATTTCATAAACTTTTGGAAGAAAACTAAGATCAAATCTATCTTCAACATTTATTTTATCATAAACCTTTTCCATAGATATTTTGTCTGCCCTCCCATCCAGTGCGAAGAACATTTTAATGCTTGTTGGTTCATATATTCTAAAAGGAATTCTTTTCTCTTCGTATAAATATATTTTAATTAAACAAGTAATTTCTGCAATATTAAATACTTTTCCAGAAGAATTAAATGAGTATCCTTCTATAGCAGCATAATCAATTTTTTTATCTTGTAAGAATTCTTTTATATTATCTCTTACATACATATACTTATCATAATCATTATCAAAATCATTATTTCTACATAACAATATATCATTAGTTAAATTCTTTTTTGTTTTAGAAAAAGTTAAATATTCTTTCTTAGTAACTTCCAAATCATCATCTAATTCGAAATAGACCACTGCTGGACTATTAATTGACATATCAATTCCTATTATGTTCATTTTAAATCTTTCTCATGTCTGTAAGCTGAATTCATTTTCTTTTGTATTTCTGAAAAATCTACATTTTCGTTTTCATATTTATTACAAAAACATAATAAACATAAAATTATCAATACTATTTTCATATTAACTCCTAAAAAATATACTATCATAAAAATTATTAGTAAAATATTTTTCTATTTCATCTAATTTAAACATTTCTTTTCTATTTATATACATACAAAGTTCATTAACATCCCATTTATCTTTTTTATCTGGTTTTCTTGGAACATTTAAATCTTTTAAGAATTCTTTCCATTTAAATACATATTTACCTTCTTGAAGTAATTTTAATGATCTTTCATTACCTGCATCATCATCATCTAATAAAAACATTTTATTTTCAAAATTATTTAATTTTTTATCTTCTATCTTTAATCCTGTCATTGCTATAGAATTCTCTACAAATAAACTATCAATTAGACCTTCAAGTACAATTACATTTTTTTCTTTATCAACATTGTAATAATTATAAATGTTATTATGATTATCTCCAAATCTTGATAAATATTTTGGAATCATATTACTATAAATTGATCTTCCTTGATAATAATAAATCTTATTTTTATCATCAAAAAATGGAATTATAATTCTATTTTTATATTTACCATCTACAGCAACAAACCATTTACTCCATATTTCTTCATCTATTAATCGTTTTTGACATTGTTTCTTAGCAATATCAAATATTTTATTATCCCCTTTATTAATTGGAACAAAAAACTTCATAGCTTCTTGTTCTTTTTCTTCTTCTGATTTTTTAAAATCTTTTATTCTATTCTGTCTTTCAATAGTTTTATTTATTAAAATATTTTTTTGTTCTTCAAGTTTATCAGATTTATTTCTGTACATCAACTCTTTTCTATATTGCATATATTCAGCATGAAAGAATTCTTTCATCCAATGTTCTACTGGCATTTTAGCTTGACAATTATGACAATAAAATGTCCAAGGATTATGATCTTTTAAAATATATCCACGTTTTTTGAATTTATTAGTTTTAGAATCTCCACATACATTACATCTGAAATTATATCTTAATGGATTATTTAAATTTACACCATCAAAATATGTTGTAAGTATAGTTATTATATGTTTTTCTAAAACATCAATTTTAAGAGGATCAATCATAATTTATTAAATCATTTATCTTTCTATATTTGTTTTAATAATCAATTTAATTAAAGTTGTATCAACCCAAACTGTATCACATAAATTATTTATTTTTATTTGTATATTCAAACTATCATTTAAACAATAAGTATTATAACCTAATTTTAAATCATTTATATTACTTTTTAATCTTAAACTATCTATATTTAAATATGAATATTTAACATAATAAGAAGAATCTTTTATGAGTGAATTCAAATCTAAAAATCCAGTAGTATCATTTATATTCACTACTACTTGTCCATCATTTTTATTATAATCATATTTCTTATAAGCAATAAAAGAACTAACTACTACAATTAATAAAATCAAAAATATAATCTTTTTCATAAATATTTAACCTCCTACTTCAATTTCTTCAACATTATCAATACCCAAATTAATATCTTGCACTTTATTTTCACATTCAAAATTCAATTTAATAGTAAATGGAATTCTTTTTACAACATAGGCTTCTCCTTTCTTTAACATACGTCTTGCTTTGGTTGGCGTACAAGGCATAAGTGGCTCATTATTAATACTTCTAACAAATACAGTTTTGATAACTTTACGTTCAGGATCTGCAACCTGTAGATTCACTTCGGGGTTGTTACAAATCAGTACTTTGCCATGAGCACTGAGAGTTTTCTCTCTGTTTAACTCACAGCTTATAGAGCTACAGACTAGTGAAGTATCCATAGGTACGTTCTTTAACTCTCTTTGTAACGTCTGCATAATTCCTTCCAAATTAAGCCCCCTAATCAACCAATTACTCCCAAGTTTCACAACTCAAGCCCCTGAATTTATTCAGGGGTGATTGACTCATAAACTATCTATCCCTTTTTAAAGAAAAATAAGAAGGAATTCCTTAAAGAATTCCTCCATAATTTAAACTCAATTAGTCTTCATCAGAATCATTTCGAAGTTGATTAAAGAAATCATCATTACTTTCAATTTCTTCCTCATCAACTACTACAGAAGTAGATTCAATATTTTCTTCTTCATCAACTTTAGAAGAAGAATTTTTATTTGAAAATTTCTTTTCTGAACCACTACTTAAACTACCTTCAGCAGTTCCAATAACTTTCTTATACTTTTCATTAAGATCATCATAAGATTTAAAACGTTTAGGATCTAAAAACTCATTCAAATCATACATCTGTTCATTAATCCTTTCTAATTCTTCTTCGGGAACAGCAGAAGGAGCTTTAAATTCTGATGTACTATAATCAACATGAGACTCGCCATTTTCATCTTTAGCAGTTCTAGTAATCTTGAGAGCAAAATTACAACCTTCATCATAATCCCAAATATCTACAGGATCATCTACACTATCCTCTGGTGGCATCCATTTAGCCCAAAGTTTCTCTTTAATCTTTTTCTTAAATCTATGAAGAAATACTTTTCCATTATTTTCAGGATGAAGAGGATCTTTAACTACAAGAATATTTACAACATATTCAACTTTTTTATATCTTCGTCCACCTGTTGTTTTATCTCCATCAGCATAAAGAGCAACTACATCTTCACAAACAGGACAAGGATTACCAATAGTCTTAGGACAATTAGAAAAGAAATTTCTACCAGTTTCTTTAAAACTATGACTGTAAAGCTCTACATATGGAAGGTTCATACATAGGTCTTCCATCTTTACCAAGTTCATAGGAAGAAATCTGATAATTGCTTCTGCTTTACCATCCGGTTTGAATTCTGGATAGTAAAACCTTTCATCTTTAGGAAATCCTATATTTTTCTTTTCTTCTTCTTTCTTTTTAATTTTTGTTGTAGTAGCTTTCCAATCAAATTTGTACTTCATTTTGTTCATAAAACTTTCCTCCATTAAGGTATTTTGGTATTTGACTCATTATAAATTCGAATCTTAAATAATCATCATGACATAATATACTACTTTCTTCTTGATTTGTCAATACTTTTTTAACAAAAGTTATAAAAAATATTGGAGAAATATTTTTCTTTTTAGTAAGTAAATAAACCATTGAAAATCCACTTTCACCAATTTTAAATAATTCCACAATAGGATCAGGTCTTAATTTCAATTTTTTATTTAATTCTATGATAAATGCTTTATCTTTTTCTAATTGAAATCTTGTAAATAATTTACTTACATTTTTAATTTTTTCTGTTATTATTCCTTGCAAATCAATATTATTTTTAAAAATCAAATTATAAAAACAAAAAAGAATGTATTCATTATATCCATAATAATGATTCTCAATATCGCTATAAATCCTTACAAATTTCTCCTTGTAAAATTGATTATCATTCCAATAACAAGGAGAATTCAATTTTATTTCCTCTAAATTTTTACACATATTTTTAATATTAGTATATATATTAAAAACTTTTTGTGTAGAATTATACTCTTCATTCATCTTCTATACTTTCTTCTAGTTCATCTAAACAAACTTCATCTTCACATATTCTATATTTTTCTTTCAATTCACATTTAATAATATTAAGTATTTCATCATCCAATAAAGCATAAATCTTTTTCCATTTATCATATTTTTCATATAAATAGATAAAACTCACATGAATATCAATATCCAATTCTTCTTTTACTTTTTTAAGTATAATATTAAAATTACTTTGTTCTATTGCATCTACTTTTTTATAATTGAATAACTGTATTAAAGTATTCTTATCATAACCATTATCAGTCATCCATTCATAAAATTTAGATTGCATCATATCTTCATAGATTTCATTTTCATTAAACTTATCTACTAACTTATCAGCTTTTACTAATGATATTTTTTTCTTCATTATTATTCTATCCCTGAAAATTTATTGATATCTATTTTTATTTCATTTGACATAAATTCTAATAAATCATCTGCTGCTTTATCTACTTCATTTTTATCTATTTTTTTAGAATTCTTTTTCTTATTATCAACAGATATATTACTTCCATTTACATTTTCTATTTCTGAAATTCTCATTTTACAATATTCAACCATTACATTCATAAATTGTTTATTAATTCCATATCTATTCTTCAATAACATCCACCTAAACATTCCATTATCTCTGAATTCTTCTGGTTGTGTTATACCTATTATAACATCTGCTGTAGCTGCTGTACCAATAGATTGACTAATATTAGTCAGATCAAGTTCTGCTGCTCCAAAACCATCTCTATTTGATTGTACAGCACTAACAATTGGTATAGTAGTTTCTACTGCAATTGCTCTTACTTCTTCTGAAATTCTTTTGACTTCTGAATAAGAACTATCAGCTTTTCTAGATTGTATAGGTTTCATATTTTCTATATAATCAAGAAAAATTATATCAGGTACAAAATTCTTTTTAAGTTTAAGTTGCTTTAAAAGATTTCTTATATGATTTGCTGTAATAGTAGCATTAGGATATTCTTCAATAATTAATTTAGATTTTAATGTTTTTCTATATTTTTCAAAATATTCATGGAACTTCTTCTTATCAATAATTCCTAAATCATTCATTTCAACATCAAACATGTTAGCCATGATACGTTCAGAAATCTTTTCCTTTGACATTTCCATTGTTACATATAGGACATTCTTATTCTGTAGGACATTGTTTGTTGCTAAACTACACAAAATCAAGGACTTACCTAAATTTGTATTTTTTGAAACAGCCCCATTTGTATAATAAAGATGACTTGGATGATCTACTGTAATGTCAACTACATTAATTTCGAAGTCCATTTTTCTAACAAAAACACTATAAAACTTTCCATCTTCAAATAATACTGTATCAATCAATGGATTAATTTCTTTAACATATTTTAATCCATTATTTGTCATATATACATGATATTCACTAGAAAAAAGAATTCTTCCATTAATTTCTAATTTCCATGCTTCTTTAGAACCTTTTTTAACATAATCAATAACTTTAACCCAACCATTAGGAGAAGTTACTTGAATTTCATAATTTTTTATTAAATCTTCTAAAAACTTAATATCAATTTCAGTATATATCCATTTTTTCTTTTTCTTTCTATAACGAATGTTAATAGGAGTATTTTCATCTACACATTCAGCCATAAAAAGACTTAAAGATTTCTCGTGAAATCCTCCAGCAATTATCTTATCTAATGTAGGTAAGCCAGAAGAAATAACTTTATCTTTATTATGTAAAGAATGAAACAATTCGTCTTCGGCTTCAAAAAAATCTAATCCTATTCTATCATCAAAAGAAAATGCTGCTGCTTCTCTTAATTTATCAACCATATCTGGAATTTTATCAATATCTTCTGATAATAACTCTGATATTTCAATATTAACATTATTTACAAGTTTAGATTTAAACCAACCTTCAATTTGTTCTATTAAAAATTCATGTTGAAATTCTGTAACATCTACATTAATAATCTCTCCCAATCTTTCAAAAAGATCAGGAGTTTTAAGATACAATTTCATTTCTTTAAAAGTAGGAAACTTCTCATACTTTTCTTCAAATCTTAAAATCTTAGCAACTAATTGTTCATTACTTTTATCATCAAATACATTTAAAGAGAGATAAGGATAAACCTTATCTCTTACATTTGTATCAGTGAATAAAAATTTAATGAGTACTTGTTCAAAAAATATCGGACTAATTTCTTCCATTAACTTATTCCTTTTTAGAAAACATTTCTGCTAATTCATCTTCTTGAACTACTACATCAAAATCACCACGAAACTGATATTTATCTTCAAGATATTTTTTAAAATCAGTATCTTTAAAAATTGGTCCCCAAAATTTAGCATTATATAAATCTTTTTCTTTTATAGGTTCATCATTCTCAATATGTGCTCTTTGATATGTTCCTTTCTTATCTTTATAAACATTCTCACCTTGTTTCTTAGTTTCTTTTTCATCAAGAACTTTACCAACTATAACATATCCACCTTCAATAGCATCATCTAATAAACCATAAAAAGGATCAAGACCACCACTATGTTTCATTCTAAACTTCATTACAGTTCTTTCTTTTGAAAATCTTGATTTAAAAGTTTGAGCAGTCATTATATGACCTAACAATTCTTTATCCTTATCTTTATCTTTTGCTTTAGAAGAAATAAGAACTATGCAAGAACTATTGAACTTTAAACGTTCCCCCCCTGGGATTGCAAAAGGATTATACTGATCCATTGTATAATAGATATGATTTATAACAAATACTGTAGCTCTTGTAAAAAGTAAAATATTAGCCAAATCATTTTTCTTTTTAGGTAAAGTTAAATCTGCAACATCTTTACCAGCCAAACCATCTTCAATTGTCTTAGATGATACTAATGTTCCCCATGAATCTATTACTATAAAAATATTTTTTCTTTCTTCTTTAGGAACATTATCAATAGTTTTAAGAACTATATTTTTTACTTTTTCAATACTATTTTCTCTATATACAATCAACTTTTCTTTACTAATATCAATTCCAAATTTTCTTGCAATATCAAAATCAAATGAAAACTCTGCATCAATTAGTATCGTAACTAAATTAGAATTCTTTCTTTGTGCTCCTTTAATTGTTGACATAGCAATTATAGATTTACCTAAAGCTGGTGGAGCTGCAATCGTTGATAATTTCCCTATAGGAATCCCTTCATCAACTCTACCAGAAAATAAAAGATTAATCGGAATTACATTAGTAGAATAAAATCCATAATCCTTATAATCATTATCATTCTCTTCAGTATATAAAAAACTACTTAATGGATCATTTTCTGTTTGTTTATTATCCGAACCTTTATCTTTCATTATTGCTGAATACAAATCAAAAGCCATAACCTCCCTCCTATTAATTACTTTTATAACGTTTAAATAAAAAATTATTTAAAACCAAATTAAACTATTATTATGATATACTTTTTGTATTCTTTTATAATATATAGATTTCTTAATTTCTTTATCATAATAATATATCATAGTTCCTTTACTTCCAACTCCACCACACAAATACTTTTTATTATTAATCCAAACAAAATCTCCATTCTGTATATTACATCTTTGTTTTCTAATACAAATACCTATTTTCTTTTTGTTTTTCTGTAAACTCCTATTATTAATTCTCTTTTGTTTTATATGATAAATCTTACTATTTCTTATTTGATTTCCTAAATCTTCCATAACAAAAGCATCATTGTAATGAGTTTTCTCAATTCCAAATTCATTTCGTTTTTTACTAGTTTTCCATCCATAAGTTATTTTATAATTTGTATATTTCTTAAAATAACTTTGTGTAATTGACATATATGTCTCTGCTCTAAATTATCTACATTTCTTAAATTTAGCTTTAATTAGTCCTTGATGAAATTTTACATGACAATCTTCATGAAGTAATACTAAATTATTTACGCTATTAGATCCATTATTTTTTCTTTGATTTATATGATGAGCATTTGATTTGTTATATATTTTCTCACCACAAATTTGACATTTTCCTTTTTCTCTTACAAATAAATAAGAACAAATATCATCAAAGCCTTTAAGATTCCCATTTTGATATTCAATTCCTTCTATATCAGGATTCATTATCTTCTGAATATCAAATTTACCTACTTCTATAATGACTTCATTTATAGATAATAAAGATTTAACCTTATCAATAAATCTATGGATAGTATCATGTTTTCTTCTAATAGAAGGAGGAAGCCAACCTTGATATTTCTTTCTATTATTAAATCTTGGTTTTCTATACCATAATCTTCTTCTACGAAGTTTACGATACATTTTTCTATCAATTAATCTTTTAGAAGTATCCATATCTAATTCAATTTCACCTGAAAGTAATTCTTCCTTCTCATTAGTAACCGAAAACCCAACATGTTTATACCCATCATCAATTTTCAATTTACCAACTTGTACTTTATTTTCACATTCAAAATTTAATTTAATTGTAAATGGATTTAACTTTACAACATGAGCTTCTCCTTTTTTCAACATATGTCTTGCTTTAGTTGGAGTACAAGGCATTAATGGTTCATTGTTTATGCTTTTTACAAATACAGTTTTGTGATTTACAGTTTTGCTAACATTACGTTCAGGATCTGTAAAACCTGTTAGATTCACATCGGAGGTGTTACAATCCAGTACTATGTTTTGTTCACTGTTCGTTTCCAAACTGTTTAAAACAAAACTTGTAGAGCAATGAACTTGTGAAGCATCCATTGGTACGTTCTTTAACTTCAATTGTAACTTCTGCTTTTTCATTTTCAAAACTCAAAGCCTCCTAGATCCCACAAAATTATAAAATTAATCATAACTTTGTAGAATTGCCACCACAGACAGGACAACATTCAACACTCATAAAATTATCTCCTCATTATTTTTAATATTATTATTCATTTAACCATATCGATTCTATAGATTTTTGTCTTTGACCTAAAATATTAATTAATGGTTTAAATTCTAACCAATCAGCTTTAGAATTTTCACATACAATAACTTGACCTTTCCTATTTTTACACCATTCAGCTAAATCGAAATAATCAATATCATTTTCGATATAATATTCACCACCGTTTTGATAAGGAGGATCAATAAACCAAGTAGCTTCAACGTTTGGTAATTCTTTATAATCACCATATTGTACTTTCCAATGTTTAATCTCTGGAAGAAATTTAGCTATTCTTTTTAATTGATAATTTGTTGTACTGGCCCAATTTGGTTTTGATGAAACTTGACAACTCCATTTTTGAACAATATTTCTTGGTGATACGCTACCCCTATTTATACAAAAACCTATTAAATCTTTATGAGGTTTACTTATATTTACTATATCTCTAATATCTTGTTCGTTATAAAAATTACTATTATTTAATATTAATTCTGGATATGCTTCATTTATCAACCAATACCAAATATCATATATAACTTTATACTTTTCATTAAGAAATATATTTTTAGTTCTATATAATACACTATACCATGCTGCACCAGCAAAAGGCTCTATTATTAAATCGTATTTAGGTTTAGGATATAATTTTGATATTTTACATTTACTTCCATAATAAGACCACATATTCAACCTCATTTACAATATTATTTCTTCATTTTCTTTTTTAATATTTTCATTTTCAATTATTTCTTTATATTTAAACTTTAAAAAATCTAAATCTTTAAAACTTTTATAATTTTCCC